TGATCTCCAAAGTCTGCGCTTCCATTGACTCTTGGACGTTTTGCAGCATTTCCTGCATCTGCTGCATCTCCTGCCCCATTGCCTGCATTTGCATATTGGCAGCTTGCAAGGCCGGGTCTTCATCGTCGCTCAACAGTTTGGGGTCAATGGTCTTAGCCAAGCGTTTAGCCAACTCATCTGCCCCAGGCCAATCCATTGCCTTGACAAACAAGTCGCCTGCAATCTGCATGAGCGCCGGGTTGCCTTGCAGCAGTTGGGCCATTTCTTCCCGTGTCTCTTGGCGTCTGGTGCTGTAGCTGGGGCCGGTGGTCACCACCACATCGTACTTGCCGACATTGGGGTTGTAGATTTTGTCAATCTCAATGCCCTCTTGATTGACGATCCGCTTGACCGGCATCTCTTGGGATGGGTCAATCTTTGCCATCTCAGTATCGCCATCCTCGCCAATGATTCGGGCAATACGCTGGGTGTCGTAGATTTTGGGAATCATGTCCAGCAGTTGCCGGGTCACATAGCGGATGGCACGGGCCAGGTTGTCAACATAGTGATAGGTTCCAACGTCACCCTCGCGCTGACGGGCTAGGATGGCCTTGCCGCTGCGCTCGTTACCGCCCATACCCAGGCTAGCGTTGTACTGCCCCGTGGCCGCTTTGATGTCCTCAGATGCCCCTGATTTGGCTTGTAAAAGGCCAGTTGAGGCCATCGGCGGCTGGGCGCGTTGGGGCAGTGGCAGCGTAGCGCCAGCACCATCAGTCACATCTGGGTTGACCTCAAGGTAGGGCCAGTTGGTGGTGTTGGCAGTCTTCCACTGAGTCTCGTACCCCTCAAACTGCCCACCGTAGCCAATGAACGGGGCTTTGGGCGCCAGGGCCAGCATCTCAGCTTCTTGGCTCACCCAATAGTTGTACATCCGCTGGGCGTCCTTGGCGTTTCGCACCAGACCCGAGACATAAATCTGCCCGTTGACCTCAAACTCATTGCCCACCACCCGCACAATGGGGATGTACTTACCAGCCCAATCGCGCTTTTCCAGCACCTCGTAGCCGTTGGTCTTGACCCAGCAAACCTTTTCCCGCTGCGAAATCCGAGTCTTCAGCGGTTTGCCGTAAAGCATCTTGAGTTGCTTGTCATCAGGCGTGTTGTTAAACGCCGTGATGTTGTTGGGGTACAGGTTGAGTGTCTCGGCTTTGTATTCCCGGTAGAAGTACTCCGCAATCCGCACTGTCTCATCCCGCAGCCACTGTTGGAGGTCTTGGTCGCCCAAGCCCAGCGACAGCAGGCTACTAATAGGCGCAGCGTCTGGGTACAGGCGCTCGTACTCGTCTTTTGGCACATCGTCTGTGACAAAACACCACCGGGCATCCGCACCGCATGGGTCTTGGATAGCAGGATCCATGTAGACCGAGAATGAGTTGCGAATCCGCCCAATCTTCAGTTCCTGGTCAAAACTGTTCTCGTCGCAGTACTCAGTTAGTACGCGAATGTAGCCTTCGCCATAGGTAACCTGGTTCTCGCAGGCAGTCGCGTAGGCAATGTCAGCGTCACTGATGTACTCAATGTGCCGCACGATACCGTTGAATATCTCCGCCATCTCGGGGTCAGCAACGTCATCCGCAGGTATAACTTTGCCGCTAGGCTTGTTGTACCGCTGGTCGTTGGTGACTTGCCGAACGTGCTGCGGCAACTTGTTAATAGTCAGGCAGGGACGGGCGTTGATCGTCTGCCCTTGGACGGCCCCGCGAGTCGCCAGTACATCAGCAGGCCATTGCCACTGGTTGTCTGGACTACCCGCCATGAACCGCAAGTCATCAAGTTCATTGCCCCGGCTTTCACTGTAAGCATCCACCGCCATTGTCATGCGCGAACGCATGGTGGAGAGCATATCGCTGTACTCTACATCGTCGCCCCCACCAACATCGGCAACCTTGCCAACCTTGTTAATGCCGGTGTAGTCAGCCATTATTTTGCTTTCTTGGCTGCGTTCTTAACAGCATAAGCTATTGCCACGGCCTGTTTGACAGGTTTGCCTGCCTTGACCTCGGCCTTGATATTGGCCTTGAAAGCCGCAGGCGTAGGTGACTTTTTGAGTGGCATTATTTCTTCTTCGCCGTCTTGGCAGAATTTACAAAGTCTTGCTTGCTAGGCGCTGCCTTGCTGCCGACTTTGTTCATCTTCTCGCCAGAGCCAGCCTTGATACGGGCTTGTTTGGCGTTGATGTTGGCATAGAGTCCGGGTTTAGCTGATTTCATATTAGCACTTCCATCGTTTAAGGGCTGCTTTGGCGCGTTCGCCATCCTTGGCGTTGGCCGCTACTGCGCCCATTCTTGCACAAAATGAATCCTTGCGGCCCTGATCGGCCTTGGTCTTGGGGTTAGGCGCAGGAGCCTTCAAGTTAGAGCCAGTGGCTGCATTGTAGACAGCACGGCCCTTGGCAGTCAAACCAGCGCCTTTGGACGTTGGCAGCTTCTCGCCGCGCCCAACTGATAGAGATACGCTTTTCTTCATGATCCCATCCATCCAGTTGACACCGCCGAGTGATCCGAGTACCTGCGCGGCGCGGCTTCACGGTACTCCCGATGCGCCACAGGGAAAGCAAACGTCACGCATATCGCATCCGCAGCGTCTGGACTAGCTAAACCCCGTGCTTTCATCTCTTTCTTGCTCTCCAAGAAGATCGTACCCCGTGAGTCAGGCTTCATCAGGGGACTAATTAGGTCTGTTTTAAGAAACCTATCCTGCGGAATACTAGCAGATTTCAACCACGCTTTCATATCCCCCCACATCTGCGCTCTCATATTTCCATACATTATCGGGTTTTTTGACTTGTTTCCAAAGTTCACCCCCTTGATCTTGTACCGCTGCTCCTTGAGCCTATCCACAATCCCCGCCCCCAACCCACCCTCATCAATCACCACCATCGCAGGCTTGTACTCCTCCATCGCCTCAATGATATGCCCCACTACCGTCATGGTGTCATCGCCTCTATACTTCTTTATAGACACAATATCCCGCCCCTGCCGCACCGCAATGACCGTTGCATCCGCGCCAAACCGCGCAGGATCCACACCAATGATGATTGGGGCTGAGTTGTCCTTGTACTTAGGCCGCTTCATCGCCTCATCCACCACATCTGACGGTATAAACTGGTCATCCCCCGCCCGTGGGAACTCACCATACACCTCAACGTGCGCCTGGGCGCTGTCCGGCCCGTACTCATCAATAATTCGCCCATAAACCGCTTTGTCCGTCCCTTCAACCGTCCGAGCATCCACCACCTTAGTTACCCAAAAGTCCCTCTTTGAGTGAAAAGTCTCGTAAAAGTACCCCGTGTTGCGCCGTGGGTTGCTAAACGCCAGCCAGAAACGATTTGGCGTGTTTTCCGTGAAGAATCCACCAGTCACAGACCAGATCGAATCGTCAATACCAGACGCCTCATCAAAAATTACCAGCACACCGTCGAAATTATGCACACCAGCATAGGCATCCGGGTTCTCCGCCGACCATAGCCTGCCTTCCACACCCCAATACCTCGTACCCTTCTTTAAATCCTGCTCCACCAGGTCAGTCAACCATTTAGCCGGGGCTACTCGGGTGGCACTAACTTCAAACCAGTGGCTGTTCAACCCCATAGCCAGCCACTTGGTTATCTCTGCCCAGGTGATTGAACGCAGTTGGTTCTCCGAGTTGGCCGAAATGATGGTTGTGCTGCCAATCCTTGTTGACGCCATCCATATAGTCAGCCATGACACTAATGCTGACTTGCCAATACCCCGACCAGAAGATATTGCTTCTTGCAATACAGAGTAGTCTACTTTGCCATTATTCTTTGCAATATGCTCAGTAATATCTTGCAATACTTCCCTCTGCCATTTTCTTGGGCCAGAGAAATACTCCAATGGAGTACCCTTAACTCCCCAAGGAAACAAATACTTAACAAAAGCCAGAGGATTATCTTTGAGCGCAGGACTCCAAAGTACCGCCATTAACTCTTGTTCATCTTCTGGTTTATATATTGTGGTTTGCATGGTGTGAGTATGTTAATAAAAAATGGCAACGGAGAGAATATATATTAAAAAAATAAAAAATGTTCACGAGCCATCCGTAGCCGTGACCGTTGGCGCTCGGCCCTGCCACCCCCCCAGTAAGCACTAACTAACATCCTGGTTAGTAAGCACTAACTAACATCATCCTCACCTTGCACAGCTTGCACAGGCGATGCACTGATGCGCGGTGTAACGTCCACAACGTCAACCAGACGCGCCTGGGCGGCCTGCAGGGCACCGCTGATGCTGATGCGGGTATCACTCACTTGAACGTCTAGGCGATCGCCATAGATTTTTGGTGCCAGCTTACTGAGAAACCATTTGCGGGTATCAACCTGTAGCTGGCGCTGCCGAACTAGGGCATTGTCCGTGGCTCCGTTATCCAGTACAGGCACGGGCGCATCCGCCAGTTCTAAGATTTCATCCGCCATTTTGTCTAGAAGGGCTTGTCTAGCGCGAGCGTACTGTTTCGCTAGTTCGGGGTCGGCGTCAACCGCCCGAAGGAACCTAGCGGGGTCTAGGCCCGTTCTAAGGCATGCCTTGCGAAGTGACAACCCTTCAGACACCATTAGGTCAACCGCCAAGTTAGACAGTTCTGCCCTTTGATCTGTTACACCATACATGTTAGTAACTCCTAACTTAATTTACTGACCCCATAGTCAGCAATGGGTGCATTTTAACCATGCACCGCTTTACACAATGCACATATCCTAAGGATATATGTGCAAAATGTGTAAGAAACGCGCTGTTTTGCCCCATTCTTACACAATGCACAATGTATAAATTGTGTAAGAAATGTAAGGGTAAACACCTAGTAAATAGTGTAATAAAGTCTATTGCATAGTGCTCTGTTGCACTAGAATCTGTTACATGGTGAAGCAATAGTGCAGCACCTGAACTAAGGATAGACATGGAGAACAAAACGGTAGCATGGTCCACAATGCTAAGTGATGCAGTCACTCAACCCGGCATCATCAGCAGTGCATACAGTGCATTCCACAATTACAGCATGGGAAACCAGCTACTGGCATGGTCCCAACTTACAGCCCGTAACATGGGGCTTTCACCCCTGGCAACTTATAAACGATGGTCAGAACTTGGGCGACAAGTTAAAAAAGGCGAAAAAGCCATTGCTCTGGTTATGCCAGTTACTATCAACAAAAAAGATGGTGCAGGCGAAAAAACGGGTGAATGCTTCCAATGGTTCACCCTTAAAAATAATTGGTTTTCCCTTGATCAGACCGAAGGGGCGGAATTTGCCAATGAAACCATTACACCAGCATGGAATGCTGATAAAGCACTTCAAACCCTTGATATCACATTGATTCGGTTTGATTCTGCATCTGGTAACTGCCAGGGTTATGCCACTGGCAAAAATATCGCTATTAACCCGGTAGCAGCACTGCCCCATAAAACCCGGTTCCATGAGTTAGCCCATGTTGTTCTAGGTCATACCCTTGAAAGCACAATGTCTGATGATGATAGAACCCCTAAAGACATACGCGAAGTAGAAGCTGAGTCGGTAGCTTATATATTGTGCTCTGTGCTTGATTTGCCAGGATTGATTGAATCAAGGGGCTATATTCAAAATTGGTTAGATGGTGCTGAGATCAGCGATAAGTCAGCACAGCGCATATTCGGTGCAGCCGATAAGATTCTTAAGGCCGGAGCGTAATTAACCTAATGCCTCACGTGTGGGGCATTGTGGCAATTATGCCGGTCAACCTAGGAATATCATGGAACACGCAACAATTGAAACCACCACCACCATTGACAATGATCTAATGATCATGCCAGGCCATTTGGCTGCTATTGCCATGTTTGCAGCTAAA